CTTTTTTATAACCCTACCCAAATCAAGAAAATTGCCCTGGTGCTCCAATCCCTCTCCGGTTACCTGAATAAGACAGGAACCGTATTTGAGAAAAAAGTGAAGATAGATCGCTACTACCCGGACACCGACCGGGAAATTGCTGCTGCAATAAAAGAACTGCACAAAGAACCTGCCCTGACTTGTGACATAGAAACCTACAGCTTGAAAGTCAACAAGGCAGGTCTCGGGACAATCACATTCTGCAAAAATGAGAAATCCGGGATCGCATTCCCCATCGGGAAGAACCGTTTCACCCGGCGCCAGCTTGTAAAGTTCTTCTCTAAGTACAAAGGAAAGCTCATATATCACGACTCCACATTTGATTGTAAAATAATCATCTGGGAGCTGTTCATGAAGCATTCCAGGGATTATGCAGGTATGCTTAAGGGCTTACACCTCATGTTTAACAACATGGAGGACACTAAGCTCCTTGCTTACCTTGCCTACAACACCACAGCCAACTTATCACTGGGTCTTAAGGACTTAGCCTTCGAGTATCTGGGCAACTGGGGCGTTGACACCACAGATATCACCAAGATACCTATGCCAGAGCTGCTTGAGTACAACCTGGACGACGGAGTAGCCACCTGGTACGTGTACAACAAGTGCAAACCTATTGTCGAACGGGATCAAAAGCAGCCTTACGACGAAGTATTCCACAAAGCCCTGAAAGTAATTACGCAAATGGAGCTTTGCGGAGTACCAATGAACATGGGTGAGGTCCTGAATGCTGAAATAAAGCTGGATGATGTCCACCGCACACACAGCGATGCGTTGCGCAAGCATCCCATCGTCATACAGTTCAACGATATCTACCGGGACAGGCTCGCAAAGGATGCCACTGCCAAGCTCAAGAAGCTGGTTAAAACCCGTGATGACTTCCTTCACATGGAGTTCAATCCGAACAGCAATCCCCAGATAGCGGAGATGCTGCATACATGGCTCAAACTGCCTGTATTGGGCACCACGGATACCGGGAAGCCCAGTACGGGTAACAAGGTTCTAGCTGCTCTAAAAGAGCGCCTGACGAACACAGGGGGCTCCCCACAGCACATTGAGGTGATTGAGCACCTCATAGCATTAGCGGAGGTCTCAATCCTGCTCACGACCTTCATACCGGCCTTCAAAGAGAACTCCATTAATAAGGACGGCTGGTGGTGGCTACACGGTTCTTTCAACCTGGGTGGCACCAAATCCGGCCGCCTTTCAAGCTCTGATCCAAATTTGATGAATATCCCGGCAGCCGGAGAGACAAAACGAAAACGGCAATATGCCAAATGGATCAAAGAAGGCTTCCAACCACCACCTCGAACCAAGCTAGATACATTCGGCTGGTTGATGGTAGGTGCCGATTTTGACTCCCTGGAGGATGTAATATCAGCCCTGCAAACGAAGGATCCAAATAAATTGAAGATCTACACAGACGGCTATGACGGTCACTGTTTGAGAGCATATAGCTATTTTGGGCCCAGAATGCCTGATATCGACCCTAACTCTGTGAAATCTATCAATTCTATTGCACAGAAATACCCGGATATCCGTCAATTATCGAAGTCACCGACCTTCCTGCTCACCTATTTCGGCACATTTAAAGGGCTCATGAAGCAATTCGGCTTCACAAAAGAAGCTGCAAAAGCGATTGAAGCCAATTATCACAACCTCTACCAAGTCTCAGACGAATGGGTTTGGAAGCAGATTGTCGAAGCAGGCAAAGTAGGATACGTGGATCTGGCCTTTGGCCTGAGACTACGTACTCCGATGCTGCCCCAGGTGATACTACAAAGTCATGATCTCATGCCATTCGCTGCACACAAGGAAGTAAAAACTGCGGGCAATGCGCTCGGACAGTCGTACGGTTTATTAAACTCCCGTGCAGCAAATGACTTTATGCAGCGTGTATGGGATTCAAAATATGATGAACGGATCCTGCCAATAATGCAAATTCACGATGCGCAGTATTACATTATCGAGAACAGCTTGGGTTGTCTCAAGTTTGTGAACGATAACCTTATTGATGCGATGCTCTGGAACAAAATACCGGCTATTCAACACCCAATCGTCAAGATAGGGGCTAAGCTTGAGATCTATTATCCGAATTGGTCACAGAACATTGTTCTACCCAACTACGCTTCACGTAATGAGCTGAAGCAGCTACTTAACAACATCTGAGGCGGCTCCGCCGCTGCGTAGGTGAATTGGAGAACCTCATGTACACAAATTATAGCAATATCTCACTACCATTGGCCGTTTGGCTCGCAGCCGATGATGGGTACGATATGGTCTTTGATCCAAAAAAGATCTCTGCCACAACTTTGCTCAAACCCATCAGAAGCGTAGTACTCGAACGCCGGCTAATAGCCAAAGCTGTTGAAGGCATATCAGATATTGCTGACCTGGTTCCAGCCCGAGTAGGCCAAGCGGTACATACCGCAGCTGAGGTCTCCTGGCTATATCATCGTGATGTAGCTTTTCGCAACTTGCAGATTCCGCAAAAAGTCATAGACCGGATCCGCATCAACCCGGACAACGAAAATGAGCCTGATATCATACCCATCTATATTGAACTCCGAAGTGAAAGAGCATTTGGAGACTTTATTGTTTCAGGGAAATTCGACTTTGTTAGCGAAGCTCGAGTCCGAGATATTAAAACAACCAAAACTTATAACTGGATTCACGGCGGGAACGATGAGAAATATGCCATCCAGGGATCCATCTACCGAGTGCTCAACCCGGAAATCATCCGAGACGATCACATGGAAGTCATGTTCCTCTTTACCGATTGGAGTCCGCTTAAAGCACTGGCTGACAAAGAGTACCCGCAGCAGCGCTGCAAAAGCAGGATTCTGCCTCTCATGCCCATTGCCAAAACAGAAGCCTACATCATGGAGAGGCTGGATGCGATTAAAGCTGCTGAAACTTTGTCGGAAAGTGAACTACCAAGGTGTACACCCGAAGAGTTGTGGCAGTCACCCGCAAAATGGGCATTCTATAAAGATTCCACGAAAACAACACGGGCCACTAAATTATATGACAACCCGGGTGACGCTATCGCACGTAACGCCGCACAAGGAAATACAGGACTTGTCGTAGAAAGAATTGCTGAACCGAAATTTTGCTATTACTGCCCAGCTCGGGCTGCCTGCACACAAGCAGCCGAGTTTGAAAACCAAGGACTATTAAAATGAACTACGACAATTTACCGTTTCACCCAACTATGGAAAAAGTGGTCGATATACTGCGCAAGAAAACGCAGAACCAGGACCCGGTATTTTTTCGGCTCGTAGTTTCATATTTCTTTTCCAAAATCGCCAGCATGATGCGGACTAATGTAATGATCGGGGATGAAATGATTATCCCTGTCAACATGTACGCCGTGAACCTGGCGCCATCGGGCAGTGGCAAAGGCCATTCCATTGCCATTATTGAGGAAGAAATCATCAACGGCTTCAGGCAACGCTTCCTGGACGACACCTTCCCTCAGATGGCGAAGAAACGACTCACCTCAATCGCCAATCAACGTGCCATACGAGATCAAGAAGATCCAGATAAGGAACTGGAACGAGTGCAAGCCGAGTTTGAAGAACTGGGCGTACTCCTTTTCAGTTTCGACTCAGGCACCTCAGCAGCCATCAAGCAGATGCGAACCAAGCTCCTCATGGCAGCTGCCGGCTCCATGAACCTCGAGATCGATGAGATTGGATCCAACATGACTGGCAACACAGAGGTGCTCAACAATTACCTGGAACTTTTCGATACTGGAAAGATCAAGCAAAAGTTGACCAAGAATACCAGGGACAATATCAGATCAGAAGATCTATTTGGCCCAACTCCCACAAACATGCTGCTGTTTGGAACACCCACCAAACTGTTAAACGGCTCGAGGATAGAAGATGAATTCTATGAGATGCTTGAAATTGGATACGCCCGACGCTGCTTCTTTGGATTCTCGCGCTTCCGAAAAGCTTCCAAAGGACAGACAGCTCAAGACATGTATAACCTGTATCACGATCCACAGGTCAACACGTATTTGCAACAACTGTCCGATAAGTTTGCATGTCTTGCGAATGGCAACTCTTTCAGCCAAACCATTCGCATGAAGCATGACGTCCTATTGGAGCTATACGCCTACAGGATCTGGTGCCAAAACCAGGCAGACAAACTGTCCGAATATGAAGATGTCCGGAAGGCCGAGATATCTCACAGGTACTTCAAAGTCGCCAAACTCGCAGCAGTGTACGCATACATCGATCGGGATGTATGGATCAAGTCCAGTCATCTCCAGAACGCCATCGCAATGGCACAACAGTCCGGTGTAGCCCTTAATGGGATCCTTAATCGCGAGAAAAACTACGTTAAGCTCGCTAACTACGTCACTGGCATAGGTAGAGAGCTGACTCAAGCTGACTTAACCGAAGACTTGCCCTTCTATAAGGGCACAGAGCAGGCTAAACGCGAGATGATGAACCTGGCTATCGGTCACGGCTATAAAAATGGCATGTACATCAAGATTGAGATCTTGGATGACATCCAATTCATCAGTGGCAAGAGAGTTGATCCAACTGACCTGGATAAAATCAAGGTGGCTTACAGCAAGAACATTACTGGCGGATACTACAATGATGTAATCCGCTGGGATCAATTACACGCTCTGGTCGAGAACCAGGGATACCACTGGATTAATCATCACCTGAGAAACGGCTACCGTGACAACGAGCACGTTATCCCGGGCGCAGACCTGATTGTGTTGGATGTTGAGCACAGTATCGACATCGACACAGCCAAGCTTCTGCTCAAAGATTACACCTTCCTCGTCCACACCACCAAACGCCACACCGACACGGAACACCGGTATCGGATCATAATTCCACTGGATCACCAGATAGAATTAAACCCGAAAGAATATGCCGGTTTCATGAAGAATATTTATGAGTGGCTGCCCTTTGATGTGGACACCGCAACTCACGATAGATGTCGTAAGTGGCTGGCAAATAAGGGAAAACACTGGTATAATAAAGGACAACTTCTGGACACCTTACAGTTTATTCCCAAGACCAAGAAAGCTGAAGACCGCAAAATAATCCTTGCGGGGCAGACCAATTTGACTGCCCTTGAGCGTTGGTCAATCAACCAGGCAGAAGATGGAAACCGTAACCACACATTGGCACGGTACGCATTTACCCTGGTTGAATTGAGACACGACTTCGAGACCATCCGTAGCAAAGTGATGGATATGAACTCGAAACTGGAAGATCCATTGGATGAAGCTGAAATTCACAGTACTGTCCTGCAGTCTGTCAGCAAACGTTTATCAACACAGGAGAAATAACTTGAGTGATACAGTCAACAGAAGTCTAGTACTCATAGGCGGTAAAGCAGCAGGCGGCAAAACAGCCAGCCTACGTACTCTCAAAGATCCAACGGGAGTTGTATACCTCGGCTGCGAAGCTGGCAAGGAATTGCCCTTTGCTCAAGCGGAAGGTAAAAAATTCAGGAAACTGGTCGTCACCAATCCGTACCAGGTGCACTCTGTCTTCGCAGAAGCAGAGAAGGACAAAGCTGTCCACACGATAGTAATCGATACGCTTACTTTCTTAATGGACATGTTCGAGAGCACCGTGGTACTACGAGCAGACGACGGCAGAGCTGCCTGGTCAGATTACGCTCAGTTCTACAAAAAACTGATGCAAGAGTATGTTGCGGCCACCAACAAAAATGTAATCATGTTGGCGCACATAACGGACGTCCTCGATGAGGTTGAGGGTGTTATGGAAACCCTGGTGAAAGTGAAAGGTCAGTTAATGACACAGGGCATAGAATCTTACTTTTGTAATGTAGTCACAGCCCGTAAGATCGCAGTAACCAAGCTGAAAGACTACGCAAACCCTCACCTGATTATCACACCTGAAGAGGAAGTACAAGGCTTCAAGTATGTCTATCAGACCAAGCTAACAAGGGAAACTGTCAACGCACGAATCCGAGGTCCTCTGGGTTTATGGAGTACCGAAGAAACGTTCATCGATAATGATGCACAGTTCCTGTTAGACCAGCTACACAATTACTACAATTAGGAGACATTAACATGTCCATAAAAGGCTTAGAAATTGATACAGATGTCGAAACTACCAACGAGGATACTCTCGGCGGTGGCGGTTTTATTCGAGATT